TTACCCAACGAGTCCGGTGCCAAATTCTGTTGCAGAATAATATTGGGGTAGTACGACGCCACGTCGAAGTCGGACAGCAGCTCGTCCTCACCTGCCACCACGTACTGCGACTTCTCGCAGCTGTGCAACCCGCCGATCCCCATGCGGTATTCGGTAGAGCCAATCACGATGCACTCATCGCGCAGCCACTCCAGCATCACAACGCTGCCACTTCCGCCGAGGGTAAACTTGTCCTTTCGGATTCGGCTGTACACGTCCGTCAGTTGTTTACTGGTAAATTTTATAATTTTTGGATCTTTGTACACGAAGCTGTAGTCTTTTAGAACCGGCGGTCGGTACGTCTTACTGGTGCGCTTATTCAACTCAAATTTAATGATGGTCTCAGCGATCTGCGCGTCCGACTTACTGCGCAGGTCCATACCGTACTCTTTCGACATCTGCACCCGTAGCTCTATCGTCGGCTTGAGGTACTCGTACAGCGCAGCGGTCATCACCAGATCGTTTACGCAGTAGTCGCGCAGCTGTTTGCGCATGGCCGGGGTGATGCTCGACTCAGGCTTGATCGGGAGATCCTGCAGCATAGGAGTGTGCAGCCTGCCGCCGTAGATCTTGAGGCTGCCTGAGCCGGGTGCTACATCGATAATGTCGATGTGGTCCCATAACGTCGATCTGTCCAAGCCGTGCTTGTCGTAGATCTGCCAGCCCGGAACGTGCGAGGTGATGATCTCATCGCATATCTCTTTGAGCTGCGCACATGATTTGCCCGCAAGGGCTGCGGTGATGATGGGTAAATCAAAGTTGTTGCCGTTGAACGAAACCGTGGTGTAGCGCTGCATGAGGTTTTTAACGTCAGCCACCGCGAACGTCTTTCCCTCGTACATCTCAAATCGACGGGTCTTACCCGTTGACAGTTCAAGAACGCACAGTAAAAAATAGTCTTTGTAAACTTCGGTGTCGATAATTATCAAGACAATGCCTTTTAAAAATTGAATATAAAAATACCGCTGACAGTTACCCATCAGCGGCACGTTTAATCACATCAATTTAAAAGTCTTCGTCGTCTACGCCGAACACGTCAAACGCATCTACGCCTACCGCCCCATCGCCGAACGGATCGCCGTCACGCACGAACTGGACCCCATCGAGCTGCGCGTTAATGCGCTTACCGTACTGGTTGTTCTGCGCCCACAAGCTAATGATCCCGTTGACGTAGCACCCTGCGTAAACGATGTTGTCACCGTCTGTGATCGGGGCCTTGTTGCGGTTGATCACAAGAGGGCGCTTCTTGGTACTCGCTTTGATCGTGTACTTCCCCGCAAACTCTGCACGCTCGGTCTCATCACCGTCTTTCAAGCAGAGCTTGTCAGAGGGCACCTTGCCTTTGAGTTCGTCCTTAGACAATTTTTCAATCGCCGCCTGCAGCTCTTTGATGGTGGCTGCATGTTCTTTTTTATCTAAGATAAAAGTAGCTTCGTATTTGCCGGTGCTCTCACCGCCAAACGTGGCCATGTTGAACAGGCTGGGGAAGGACAGTCGTACACTTGCCATTTTAATCGTCATTTTTTGTTTCCTTAGTTTAATTTTAGCGTTTTAGTTTAGTGTTGTTACACACTTATTAAGCCTAGCTTAAATCTTGACTTCCTGTCAATCGTCCTGATGGACGACATCAAAGTCCATCGCCGTTGCGCCTACCGCTGGTCGTGGATCGCTCTCCCGCGCCAGCGTTGGGCGACCCTCCTTGCTGCTGATCAGTGATTCGATCAGCCCCAGCTGACTCTTGGCCAGCAGCTTCTCCGCCTTGGCAGGGGACGTCAGCTTACGCTCCCACGCCTTAACGCCCAGTGCTGACTCAAGTACGGTCGCTGCTTGTAACTCATCGTTCCAGTTACGTGAGCTGCGCCCAGCCACCATTTTGTACCCATCAAAATCCTCACCCACCGCCAGTCGCTGCGTCACCACAGTCTCCACCGCGTCGAGCCAACTGACTACCAACTTCTTGGCGTCCAGCGCAGCGCGTAGCTCTTCGTCGGTCAGCGTGTCCGGGTTACTGAGCTTGTCCAGATTGTCAAAGTCGGTCGCGATCACGTCATGGGTGAACTTCTGCAGTGCGCCGCAGTTTGCTTTGGCCTTGCACCACTGGCACTGGGGCTCACCGGGTACGCGCTGGGCGTGCTCGTCCTGCGTCATCTCGGCCCTCTGGCTTATCCACTCGCCCTTTTTGAGCAGGTCCTCAATCGACAGCTCCCACACACTGATGTGATCCAGCCGGGGCTGCACGATGATGATCTCGACCGTCTGGATGTCGTACAGATAACCGTATGCGGCGTAGGCCCCCAGCGCGTACAGGATTCCCTGTGCGTTGTCCTGCGCCTCCACCCGGTGGCCTTTGCCGTACTTGAGATCGATCACGCTCATCTTGGTCTGGTTGAGCACAATCGCGTCGGAGGTCCCAAACCCATCCGGCACCCACTCGCTGAAATCCACGCGCTCCTCATACATCTGCTCCCCGCCCAGATACCGCACGACATCCACGTACACCTGCACCGCGTCGGCCATCTCAGGCGTCACGCTGTAGGCGTCGTTCTCCAGCAGTCGCGTGCCGATCATGTCCGAGCAGTCCGTACCGCCCACCAGCGAGATCTCCCCCAGCTCATGCGCGGCGGTGCCCTCCTGCGCAAACGTACTGGTGGTGTCGGGTATTCCGTCCTCGGCCTTTACGCTGCCGGGGCAAGCCAGCCAACGGTGTGCGCCGGAGGCGCTAAGTTTTGCGTGTGTGGTCATAGTAGTTTCAGCCTTTCGAGAAGCGCCTTACGGTCAGCCACCGGCACGTCCTGTATTTTCAGTGCGCCCCCGAAGCTGGAGATTATCGCCACCACCTCGGGTTTCCGGTTGGGGTCTGGGCGTGTGATGGTCATGCACACATCCTGCAGCATGGCAATGGAGACCTCGTCGTCGGGCTTGGGTTTAGCTGGGATGGGCTTTTCTGGTTCCGGTTCCGGTTCAGGTTCTACTTCTATCTCTAGTTCCGGTTCCGGTTCTAGTTCTGGTTCTGGCACGGCGGGGATAGGCGCTTCGGCCTGACGCATCTGCCTAATCGGTCGCGGCTGGGCGTTGGTTTTGAGCACCTCCACCAGCGCTGCGATCTGTGCCGTGAGTTCGGCAAGTTGGGTCTCTAGCATTTTAATTTTCCTGTTTTGGGTGTTGTATTGAACCGTGATATTAAGCTACGCTTCACCTCCACGTCAACAGGAAGGACAATATGATACGCGAAATAATAACGCACCTCGGGGGCACCACCGCTACGGCCACGGCCCTTGGCGTTGCGCCGTCGGCAGTCTCGCAGTGGATCAAGGAGGGCCGCATTCCGCCCCAGAGGGCTATCGAAATCGAGGCGCTCACGGGCGGCACGTTCCGCGCCGTTGATATCTGCAAGGAGCCAGCCGGTGACCACTAAAATGCAGCTCTTCCCGGTTCACAAGGTCTACGACAGCGAAAAACAGAAGTGGAAAAAGCACCCGGCAATCCCACGCGGACAAGACTGGCACACTGTCGTTTGCACCCCAGAACAGCTGGCACGGGCCGAGAATCTGGGGGCTGTTATCCCAGCAGGCCGCGTTGTCATCGATCTGGACACGTATAAAGGTGTCACCCGTGCGATGGTCGATGCGGCCCTTGGCGTTGCCCTTGACTGGGACGCGGCGCAGCTGCAGACCACCGTGGGCGGGGGCGAACACTATTGTTTTGAGCTGCCAGAGGGCGCGGAGGCGCGGCAGGGCGACTCGCTGTTGGGCGTGCAGGGGTTTGACACTCGATCTGCGGGCAAGGGCTGGATCTGCACTGGCGACGGGTACAAGAACCTGTCTATGTTCGGCATGCCCGAGGCTCTTTATATAGAGCCTTTCCCCATGATTCCAATGGCCGCACTGGATGCGCTTAACGGTAACGTCGTTGCGATACCCGAGGTGCTCGATGAGATGGTGATCAGTGACGTGGACGTGCGTGATCTTGAGTTCGCGATCAATCATCAACGGCTTGACGGCCTAACGCTGGAGGACCTTACGGCTTACGTCTCTAAAATACCCCCGGCTGACCTTGAGGCTTACGGCACATGGCTCAAGGTGGGCATGGCCCTGCACCACCAGACCGATGGTCAGAAGGAGGGCTTCGTCATCTGGGACGCATGGTCCAAAGACAGCTCCCACTACAACTACTCAGAGTGCCGTGAGAAGTGGCGCACCTTCGCCAATCGCGAGGGCATCACCAAGCCCACCCGGTTTGACTACGTCATCAGCCGCGCCGGTGGTCGGGCTGTTGTTGACACGGCTGGTGCGGCGGCTGCGCTCGTCACCACCCTCGACGACCTGCTCGCTCGCGCCGCCGCTGTCGATACGCTCGAGGACTACACCACCTTTAAGCGCGAGATCCGCGCCATCGACCCGTTTCAGCTCCCGCTAGACGGTCGGCGTATGATCGCTAAGGAGCTGCACGATGCTTTCGGCAAGGCCAAGGGCCTGAGCGTCGCTGACATTCGCAACGAGCTGGTGCCTAAGAAGCGTGGGGCTGGGGCGGGTGCCGGTGCTACCTCTGGCGCTACGGTTGATCAGGACGGCAACAGCGTCCTG